TAATCAGGGTTTTTGTCAACGGGTAAATTTTCAAACCATTTGCGCTGGCCGTCCTTGCCAGCAAAAAGTACGGGACCAGTAAAATGAACAGCCATGTTGTTCTCCTGTCTTGGCTAATGTCGATCACACAATGCAATCGTCAGGAATGTTTAATACTATAATGAAAAAAAGGGAGCGGTTCAATAGTTTCCGCTCCCTTAGTTTCACACGCGAACCTTCTAAGCTCCTGGTGTACCAAACACACAACGAGGGTCAGAGAAGCCGAAGCTGTATCTTTCTCTCGCTTTGTAACGCATGTTACCTGTGTCAAAGTCACCTTCCATTTGTGTGGAAAGTGGAGTTCTCTCGAAGTGAATAAAGCCACGAGGCGTATCCGAAAGGACAAAGAATGCATCTGTGTCCGTCAAGAAGTCATTCACAACATATCCCTCAGGAAGCATACCCATAGAACGCATCGCGTTGATGTCGTTATCGGCAGTTCCAGAACGAAGGTTTGAAGCCATAATTCTTTCAGCCACAAACTGTAGTTGTCTAGGAATAACTAATTTTACACCTCGAAGAGCCACCCTAAGACCTCTTTCATCAACAAATCCAGAGATGTTAATTAAAGCATCCTCTAAAGAAGTTTCATTAAGGTCAGCGGGAGTCGTTGGCTCATTCGCAAACGTACTACCGTTAGTTAATGGATGCGCGGTAGAACAAAGCTCAACCCCATCTCCACCTTTTACAGTGCTATCAAAAGCACTGTTTAACACTGCGGCAGCTTTAACTTGTTTAGTGTGAGCCATAGAACGAGCCAAAGCACGAGTGTACCGTGAACCAAGACGATCATAAAGATTGTCTTCTACTGCTTCTTCTGTGATAGAGAAAGCAAGAGCTATGGTTTCATGGTTGTACCGTGCAGTGTATGCCTCATTAGCATCATCGAATGCTACTGCGGAACCTTCACTTTTAGTTGGCGCGGTTCCAAAACCGGACAACATTACCTCCTCTTCAAATGCTCGATCTGAAGTTTCAGTTGTGAAGATTTCAGCATGCTGGTTTTCGTACCTATCGTACTCTAAACCAAAAAGAGCATTAAGACCTGGCTCAAGCTCTTTTGCGAGTTGTGCGCGAGAAATAGCCATTAAGATACCCTCCTTACACGCCGGTCGTAGAAACAGTGCCACCAGCAATAGCACCGTTTGCGCTATTGAAGTGGTTGTTTAAACGAACAATTACAGGAATACCAGCAGCAGCAAAATCCTGATTCTCAGCATCTTCCTGCCAACCCATGATACGTAGGTTGAGTGAATTGGTGGTAGCGATTGTGCTTACAGCCAATGCGCCAGAGGATTTACCTGTTGTAGTAGACCCACTTGCGCCACTTGAGAAGTTGGCGTTAGCAAACACATGACCACGCAAAGTTGCTTCACTGGTAACAGACGCATCCGTTGCAATTGAATATAATTGCATTGGATCATCATAAACGAATGCCTTAACCGGATGGTTAGAGTCTGCACCAGACCCAGGCCAAAAGTTGGAAAAGACTTTTTCACCGGTAGTTGAGGATACGTATTCGCAACCGTTGAATGCACCCAAAAGACCAACAGTTCCACCAGCTGCCGCACCTACTATGTCTATGAAACCAGTAGAAAGCGGTATGACCGGTGAACCCTGAAAGATTGAATTTGAGTTATCACTTGCAATCTCGTATTGCGTATATCCTGAAAAACCAGTGGAGTTGGTGTTCTGACCTACCTTACCGATAGCCCGAAGACCGAAAGCACCATTAGCATTTGCCATTGGATTTCTCTCCTAGTTTAAATTAACTCTGATCGCTTGCGCGACCTCCAAATGATACACGACTTTGCCGTTCATTCTTGATCGGCATTGAGGGGTGTTGTTCCCTCATCAGGTCCTGGTCAACAGCTACCATCTGATCACGGGTCCGATCCCGATAGTATTCGGTGCGTTGGTCAACTGTCTCTTCAGGTATACGGGCTAAAACTAACCCGCCTACGCCAATGACTCCAGCATGCTTGCCTTCATCTATGGTTGGTGCGTCAAACTCAGGGTGCTCTTCTGCTCGAACTAATTCCCATCCTTCACGTAAACGTGCATGCATGTTCATTTTATCGTCCTCGCCACGAATAGCAGTCCTAATCCAACGATGTACATACCCTGGAGGTGGCTCTGGAGCATCTAGCTTCTGAGGTGGTGTCCAAGGTTTAGGTCGTGCATTTCCTGCACGAGTTCTTGCCGCTCTAGGTGTTCTTTCCGTCATGGTTTTCCTCACTTTACATGCTTTGCATAGTCTTCAAGAGAAACACCAAGTTTTTTTGCTATCGCAACTTGTGACGGTGTTAACTTGACGGCTCTGCGCCCCTTCTTAGTGCTGCGGGAAGCGGAACTATCAGCAGAAGCGACTCTGGCAGTTCCCCCGTTGGTTGTATTATTCTCAAATTTTTGAGGAAATTCAACCCTTAATCTTTTATCTAGCTCAGAATAGTAATCATCTGATGTTAAGTCAAACCCCTCACCAGCTAAATCCTCGTGTATTGCATAAGCTCCAACTGTCATAACACGATCATTTCCAAACCAATCATTACGATCAGCCCATGCTTTGGCCTTTGGGTCAGGATTTGCTGCTGGTTGCTGTTGCTCTTGCGGTTGCTGTTGCTGTTGAACAGCCGCTTCGTTTCTTTCTTCACGAGCTTTGATTACTCGTAACCGTTCCTCATCAAGTGTGATACGAGCAATAGCTTGATTTGCCGCAACGATAGCATCAGAGTCCCCGCTATCATAAGCATCTTTAAATGCTTTTTTAGCTTGTTCTAGCTGAGACCCAACTCTTCCCTCGTATTGAGCATTATACCCTTTATTAAGAGTTGTATTTCTTTCTTTTAACTCTTCGTTTTCTTTGCGGAGAGCTTCAGCGTATCGAACAGCCTCTTCTTTATCTCTTTCTTCTTGCCTTCGTGCGGTAACCAATTTTTTAATTCTGTTTTGAACAGACTTACTGTATTGGTCTATCTCCTCTTCAGTGTTCTCTTGAGTTTCAGTTTCATTAGCAGAAGCCTTTTCTTCGCTCTCGTGCAAAGTATTTTGAGCTTTGTTCTCAATATCAACAGTCTCTGACGTATTGCTACTGTCATCCAAAATAATCTCAACATCCTCGTCAACCTCTTGCTTAATTGCTTCTTCAGCCATAATAAACTCCTTAGATATGTTTTATGTCGTCTGGTTCTAGAATAGTAGCGATAACCTCATCATCATTAATAATGCGAACCTCTCCGCCATCAATAGTAAAACGAGCCCCCGCGTATCTACCTATACAAACCCAGTCACCTTTTTTACACCACGGTTTTGCTTTAGATCCAAATTTGGATTCATCAACATACGCTAGCGGTCCAACCGCTAGTACGTAACACACAACCGTAGCAACAGCCTCCCTTTCAACAATCTGATCAGGAAGATAAATACCTCCGTCTGTTTTAGCTTTTCCTTTGTAGGGCATAACTAAAACCCGCCAACCTGTTGGTTGTGGAAGTCTTTGTACAAGTGATTTATCTAGGAGTGACGGATCTAAAACTCGATCCTTTTCTTCAATATATGCAACTTTTGCTGTGGGTTTATTCTTTTCTGCGACCTCATTAGGTACGTAAAGTGTCTTCGACATCTTCTTCTGTTTTCTCCAGCAGGGACTTGATTTCATCTCTAGCAAAGCGAAGGCCCTGTACTTCACCTACTAGCTGGCGGTATTGCGACATGTCTTGCACCATACCGTTTGTCAGAAGAGAGGAGATCTCCTCCTCTCTTCCTTGATACACCTTATACAGGTGTCTACACAAATCGACAACATCCACGTTCTTAACGCTTCTTTACCATTCCACCACCTCGCATGCCCATTTTCTTGGGAACCATTCCACCACCTCGCATGCCTGTTTTCTTTTTAGCTGGTGTTTTCTTTCCAGTCATTTTCTTGGCTTTTTTAGCCATACCTTTTCCTCTTACACCTGGCATTTTAACATTCTCCTATAAGCACGTTTTCTTTCACGAAAATAAGGATTACTAATATACTCTTTTAAGTTTTCATAGTATCCTCGCATCGACAACTTGTCGGACGCTTCTTGCAGTTTTGATAACCTTTGAACAAAAATCATAGTATATGATCTATCAACAATAGGTTCAAAACCTACATCTTCACTATCAACTTCATCATAAGGATGATACCCCATCAACCAAATATCTTTCCTCCAAAGATTTTCATTGTAGTCTTCAATGCATCTATGAAAAACTTTTGTCTCCTCACAAAAAGAAAGATCTACAATAATTTCAACATCGTAAGAATCATCAAAATTATCGATAGTTTTATTTAAGAGAGCCAACCTATTTTGCTCTATGTTTTGCACATGAATTTTTACCCTTCCACTGTCCCAAGCATTTTTTGCAAAAGGACACACAGGTAAGTTATTAAGAGTTTCATCTGGCGTTTCTAAAGATACTTTAGACCAAAGACGAATCTCTTCCTTAACATTATCAGATAAACAAGCACTATCCATGTTTTAATACGTACCAGAAAACTTAGTGCCTTTGATAGCGGCACCTGTACCAACTGACCCGACTGACCCACCGTGGCTGAAGGATGGTATATTTAACTGTTTTCTTGCATCTTTTATTTGCTTTTCAGTGGCGTTACGTAATGTTTCTTTAGACATCATAGCATCCTCAGTAGTGGGATCCTGTGCATCATTCATAATGCCCAATGCTTCTATAACATCAGCGTCTGAAACTTTTTTCTTATCAGTCATTTAAAACTCCTAGTACACGCCAGAAAATTTAGTGCCTTTGATAGCGGCTCTTGTTCCACGTGAAACATTCTGACTAGGTGCCTCAACTTCACCACCATGCATAAACTCAGCGGCCAAATCTGAATCTATTTTATTTTGAACCGATTCAGGCAACATATTGAAGCCCTTCTTTTCTGAAGGGATCATTCCACCTTTCCGCATTCTTTCAGGTGCGTCAAAAAAAACGTCAGATTCTCTAGGCAGTGGATTAGGACTGCTATTCGTGTTTTCTTCTTCTTCCATTTTTCTCATTGTATCTCCTGGTGGAGAAACGCTTCTCTCAGTTCTTCTCATTCTCGCCCTTGGTGTTCTATCCATCTCTTTGATGTTTTTAATATTCTCTGCTG